CAAAGGAGGGCAAAATGCCATTTGAGGGAATAACCAGACAAGGAACCTGCGTCCATCTAGATTGCGACAAGCGCAGACACGCTAAAGGGCTCTGTAGAAGCCATTACGAACAGCTGATGTATCCCAACTGGGCAGCGAAAAGAAACCCGCTTAGGCGTAAAGGTAGTCGGGTTACAGAAGTAACGCCGAGAGAACTGAACTATCAACCCATAGATTACGACGACTACTGGGCTTGGGTCAAAAAAGAGTTGAATCTATAACGCTAGCTAGCGATTGTAACAACTTTGTAACAACTGAAGAATCTGCCCACTAGCTGTCTAGCTGGGGGTAATTTGGTATTACCCAAAAAGGAGGGACAAGGAAATGGAAACAAAAACAGTAATGGTAGAAAAGAAAATAACGATTATTTGGAACAGTATGGTTCGACCAGATAAGTATGCCGAATTAGGTTTTATGTGGCAGATGGACGAAACCAAAACAAACGCAGAAATTCTAAATCAGTTATTTCGTGAAACCAATTTGTATGCAGGTGAAATCTGGGAAATGATAGAAGAAATCCTGCCAGCAGACAGACCACACACAGCACTATCGGTTGGCGATTTGATTGTGATTGATGGAACGACTTACAGATGTGATGATTTCGGATGGAAGGAACTGGGGGCATAAGCCCCCAGTCGGGACAGGAGACAAAAATGGAAAACCTACTAAAGGAAGTAGAAATGAAGGACATAATTCTTCGGGGAATGACTGACAAAATTGAAGAATTATTGCGAAACGCTGAATACGAAAAAAACAATGGAAACCTAAAGGCGTGGGCAGGTTACCTATCGTCAGCCGCAAGATGGGCTGAAAAATACCGACAAGCTGTAATTGAGATGAGGTAAGAAAATGGCACAGAACAGACCACTTTATGAAATCGCTGAAGAGATTATCAATGAGGCACACAGTTACAAAAAGGAAAAAGGCAAGGCTCCCAGCTGGTGGTACTACGCCAGCGCCTATGTAGAGCCTATGTTGTCACTCAGGACAATCAACGAAATGTACTACGCCGATACAGCCCACTCAGTCGTAAGTTATGCCCTATCAAATCTGGCTAATTGGAGAGGTGAAAAAGCCAGACAAATTAAGGCAGAACTAAAGTCCCTGTTGTAAGTCTCCACAACAGACAGAAAGCCCCGACAATCCCCCTGTCGGGGTTTTTTGTGTTGCTGTGTGTTGTAAGCTAGAAACAGACTGAGCGTCATCGCCGTCTTTTAGGTTGAGCGTCACCGCCACCGAACAAATCACTTATTGAAAGGTAACTATGTCCGAGTTCATCAAGACTCAGGAAGAAATTCGTGCCAATCTAATCGCACAGGTTCGTGAGGTTATTGACACCGCCGAGGCAGACAAGCGTGGCCTTGGTGCTGAAGAACTACAAAAAATTGACCGTATTGAGGCAGACATCGCTCGCACAGACGAGATGATTGCTGTCGCACAGCGCAACGAAGAGCGCAAGGCAGAGCTATCAGTAGCAGCTAAGGGTTTCACCCCAGTAGCTTCTGAGCGTTCCGCTTCTGATGTTCTGAGAGAGATTGCTCAGACTCGTGGTTCTCACAACTTCGAGAAGCGTACTCTTACCCCTTCGACCAACACAGTTCCAAAGTCTTTCTATGACGAGGTATTTGATGTTGCTCGCTTGGTTGGACCAATGCTAGATGTGTCTGAGGTAATCAACACAACTTCTGGTGAGGACCTAACTATCCCAACCCTAACCGCTTACTCAACTGCGACCCTAAAGGCTGCTGGTTCTGCGCTAGACGCGTCAGACCCAACCTACAGCTCGATTACTCTTGGCGCATACAAGTACGGCTTCCTAATTCAGGCAGCAAATGAGCTAGTAACAGACGCAGGCTTTGACCTAGCTTCGCACCTAGCACAGCAGGCTGGTAACGCAATCGGTTACGCTGTAAACGCTGCTTTGACTACTGGAACTGGAACTGTTCAGCCTCGTGGTATCGTCACCGCAGCTGGCTCAGGTATCTTGGGCGGAACTGGCGTTGCTGGTGCATTCACCGCTGACAACTTGATTGACCTTGCTTACACCAACATTGACGGCGCTGTTCGCAGACTCCCAGGCGTTGGCTACATGGCAGCTGGACCAACAATCGGTGCTATGCGCAAGCTAAAGGACACCGCTGGCAACTATCTATACCAGGTAGGCGTTGGACAGCCTGACACCTTCGCTGGTTTCCGTGTTGTGGAAAACCCTGCTATGGCGTCTCCTGCAGTTGGGGCAAAGTCCGTGCTATTCGGTCACTTCCCAAGCTACAAGGTTCGTGTTGCAGGTGGCCTACAGGTTGCCTCGTCACAGGACTACGCATTCAACACCGACTTGACAACTTGGAGGTTCCTAATCCGTCTGGATGGAAACCTAACCCACAGCGGTCACGTCAACTACTTCATCGGTGGCACTGCCTAAACCGATGTAACAAGCGAGGCCCGACAGGTTTGGTTGATGCCTGTCGGGCTTCTTTTTTATGCTATTGTTTTTGTATGACTATCAACCAAAAAATAGAAGGCTTAGTATCTTTTGCCAGTAACAGCCCAGGCGTTCCAACTGGTTATGGACAACAGGGCGAATTCTTAGTAAACCAAATGCTCAAGTCAGGTATGACTGTGGCAGCTATGTCTAATTACGGACACGAGGGCGGAATAAGTGAGCTGCAGTTTTCAGCTGGCACTATTCCACACTACCCAAGAAGTTTCAATGCCTATTCAGCAGACTCTTTAGCTTGGAACCATAGACACTTTAGGGAACATAATTTAGACCTGCCTAACGCAATCTTTATTCTTTATGACAGCTGGGTCTATAACGGCTTCCCAGAACTAGATAAAGAAAACATAGTAATTTGGGCACCGATTGACCACATTACACTTCCGCCAGCTGTAATTGCTTTTTTGCGAAAACCAAATGTAACAGTTGTAAGTATGGCACCAGACGGCAACAAACAACTAAACGCTCTGGGAATAGAAAACACTTATATTCCACACGTTATTGACACGAGTATCTATAAGCCAACTGAAAAACTAAACGGTAAGCCTACTCGTGAGGTGTTAGGCATAGCCGATACAGACTTTTTGGTCGGTATGGTGGCAGCTAACAAATCTAACGGCATTATTCATCGCAAAGCCTTTGCAGAAAATATATTGGCGTTTAGTTTGCTGCAGAAAAAGCGACCTGACGCAAAGCTATACATACATTCTGAAGCAAGCAAAATTATGGGCGGTTTCCAGCTATCAACACTTCTAAAAGCTTGTGGCATACCAGCTGACTCAGTTATCTTTCCAGACACTTTTGACTATCGCTACGGGCTACACAGAACCTCGCTAGCGGCTTTTTATACAGCATTTGATGTCCTGTTGGCACCTAGTTATGGTGAGGGTTTTGGCGTTCCTACAATCGAAGCGCAAGCCTGTGGCACTAGAGCAATCGTAAGTAACTGGGCAGCAAGTAAAGACCTAGTAAGTGAAAGCAGCTGGTGTGTTGAGGGAATGCCATTCTGGGATGAGCCACAATCAGCTTGGTACAAGATACCTTATGTCGAAAGTATTGTTCAGGCACTAGAAAGTGCTTACGAGGCTGAGCGTGGCATTGACCAAACCAGCATTGATTTTGCTAGTCAGTTTGAAGATGGCAAGATTTGGCAAGAAAAGTGGCAGCCATTTTGGAAGGATTATTTTGCTAAGCAATCTGACAGTTCCAGTTCTCAATAGATACGACTTACTACAGCGTATGCTGGATAGCATTGACTATCCGATAGAGCATTTGCTCGTCATAGACAACGGCGGTGAGCTGAATGCAGTACAAGCTCCTAGTAGTGTCAAAGACTTTAGGGTGTTGCGAATGGTGTCAAATCTCGGGGTTGCTACTAGTTGGAACCTTGGGGTCAAAAACTTCTTTGGCCATAATTACTTTGCTTTTGCCAGCGCAGATATGTGGTTTAGACCTGGAGACTTAGAAAAACTAGCAAATTCTTCACCAGACAAAATCAACCTTCATCAAGCATTTCCACATTGGCAAACCTTTGCCATCGGTGAAAAAGTGGTAGAAAAAGTTGGACTATTTGATGAGTCGCTTCACCCTATCTATTTTGAAGATACTGACTACGAGCGCCGAGCAATAGCTGAGGGTATTGAAACCCAGTATCTGCAGATGTGGGGCGGTCACGATAACAGTTCGACAATTCACTCAGACAACCACTATAAACAGCGCAATTCTGCTACATTTATTGACAACCATAGCTATTATCAGGACAAAAAAGACCGCCAAGACTTTTCGGCTGGTCAATGGGATTTAGTAAGAATACGGAGAAACTCTTGGGCAAAGTAGTTATTACAGGGGCAGCAGGCTTTTTAGGTTCACATCTAGCAGATAAGTACCTAGAAGAAGGCTGGGAAGTTGTTGGGCTGGACAATCTAATCGGTGGCGATTATGACAATGTGCCAGAGGGCGTTCGCTTTTATGAATTTGATTTGACTGATAGAGCTGTTAT